AAAAACAATACTTTCAAAAGTTAATGAGAGAAGGCGTAGACTTATCTAAACCACCAAAAATTACGATAGATACCATACATCAAGTAAAAGGTGGTGAAGCAGATAACGTAGTGTTAGCTTCTAAATGTAACTTTCCATCACATTTTGATAAAAAAAATATACAAGAAAAAGTAAAAGAACTGCGGGTGTGGTATACAGGAGCTACAAGATCAAAAAGCACATTACATTTATTAGGAACTTACCATCAATATAATTTTCCATTAGGAAAATATTTTAAACTTTATGAGGCTAACTATGACAGATAAAGGCATATTTGATGATGTATTTCCGCAAAATAAACAAATAGGCGGAGATCACTACAAAGATATGGCCATTCAACCATTTGAATTTATATCAAAGAATGAATTAACATACTTTCAAGGCAACGTTATAAAATACGTTTGCAGATACAAACAAAAGAATGGAATACAAGATTTAGAAAAAATAATTCATTACTGTGAACTAGAGATTAAAAAATTAAAAGATGACAATTAAATTAGGTTTTTTATTTTTATTAATAGGCATGGTTTGTATAATTTTTGCTACCATTGTAACTTATTTTATAGTTAAATATTTGAAATGACACATCAATTAAACTTTATTTATAATGACTCTGATTGGGTTTGCCCATCAGAGTATCCAGATTTAAGAAATGCAAAAGAGATAGCAATTGATTTAGAAACTAGAGATCCAAACATTAAAACAAAAGGAGCAGGGTGGGCTACATTTGATGGCCATATTGTAGGCTTTGCTGTAGCAGCTTTTGATCAGCAATGGTATTTTCCTATACACCACGATGCAGGCGGTAACATGGATGAAGGTATCACTGTTGCCTGGATGCAAGAAGTTTTAAATACACCAGCAGTCAAAATTTTTCATAATGCAAGTTATGACGTGGGTTGGTTAAAAATAAATGGATTTAATATTAATGGACCTATTGTTGATACAATGATTGCAGCAGCTTTGGTTAATGAAAATAGATATAGTTTTTCTCTAAATGCGTGTGCTAAAGATTATTTAGGTGAAATTAAGAATGAAACTTTTTTAAATGAAAAGGCAAAAGAGTGGGGCATAGATGCAAAAGCGGATCTATGGAGATTACCAGCAGGGTACGTTGGGTTCTACGCAGAACAAGATGCAGGTCTAACTTTAAAGCTGTGGCAGCATTTTAAAACTGAGATAACAAAACAAAATTTACATGATGTCTGGGATATGGAGATGGAGCTGCTACCTATTTTAATTGATACAAGAATGAGAGGTATAAGAATAGATGAGGAGAAAGCTGCATCTTTAAAAAAAGATTTTAAACAAAAAGAGTCTAAGGTGTTAGGTAAAATAAAAAAAGAAACAACTATTGATGTAGACATATGGGCTGCAAGATCTGTGGCTCAGGTGTTTGACAGGATCGGAGTTGATTACCCACGGACACCGAAAACTGAAGAACCAAGTTTTACCCAAAACTGGCTAGTAAATTGTGATAACCCGATAGCCCAACTAATAAGAGAAGCAAGAGAAATAAATAAATTCCATTCAACATTCATAGACTCCATTCAAAGATTTGTGCATAAAGGTAAAATACATTCTGAAATAAATCAACTAAGATCTGATCAAGGCGGCACAGTTTCTGGTAGATTAAGTTATTCAAATCCAAATCTTCAACAAATACCTGCACGAAATAAAGAATATGGTGATAAAATTAGAAGTTTATTTTTACCTGAAGACGGTAAACAATGGGGTAGTTTTGATTATTCACAACAAGAACCAAGATTAGTTGCTCACTATGCTGCAAGTGTAAATAATAATTTTTCTGGAGCTGATGAGTTTATAGAAGCTTATAAAAATGAAGCAGCAGACTTTCATCAGATTGTTGCAGACATGGCAGGTATATCTAGGACACAAGCTAAAACAATAAATCTAGGATTATTTTATGGTATGGGTAAGGCTAAGTTAGGAAGAGAGCTTGGTATATCAAAAGACTTAGCTGAAAATTTGTTAAATAAATATAATAATAGAGTTCCATTTGTAAAAAGATTAGCTGAAGAGGTAACTAATAGTGCATCTAAGTATGGTTTTATTAGAACAATAAAAGGTAGAAAATGTAGATTTGATATGTGGGAGCCATCAACTTTTGGAATGAATAAGGCCATGCAGTATGAGGAAGCTAAAGCAATTTACGGAAATAATATTAGAAGAGCTTTTACTTATAAAGCATTAAATAGATTGATCCAAGGATCCGCAGCTGATCAAACAAAACAAGCAATGATAAATTGTTATAAAGAAGGTTATCAACCTTTGTTACAAATCCATGATGAGTTATGTTTTTCAATAAACGAGGAACATGATATTAATAAAGTTAAGGAGGTAATGGAAAATGCTATCGACAATCTTAAAGTACCTAGCAAAGTTGACATTGCTTTGGGCAGGAGTTGGGGTGAAGCGAAAGAGTAAAAAAAGAGTAAGTGGATATTATTTTGATGGTAAGAAGATGCGAACCCTTTACGAGAGGGATCATTAATCTTCTTCTTTAGTCTCTACAGCTTTTGACTGTTCATATTCTTCAATCGTTTGTTCTTTATACTCAGGCTTCCAATCATAAATTTTAATTTTATAACCTTTATCTTTTAGCTCCTTTAATTTAAGTGGGTTCCATATATACATTTAATGCTCCTATTATTTTTTTTATTTACTATTATAACATGGACGATTTTTCACTTTTTCATTTTGTTGAATTCTAGAAGGTTGTAAATTGCAGGGGTTCTATTCTGGATGCGACACTGAATGCTTTTAGTGAAATTTAGAGCGAACGAGTCTTAGGAAAAAAATTTAAAAATTTAGCAAGGTTAACTTGCTATATCAAATAGACCTACTTTTGCATCCTCAACGCTTTGATCGTTGATTTTCTTTTTAAGGTCTTTAAGTTTAATGTCGATCCACTTCATATCAGGAGTTACTCTCCCCTGAGCTAACGCTTGGTTTGCCCACTTGGACTCCAACTGAAGTTTTTCCGACACCAGCTGTTGTAATGACATCTCTGTCTACCTCCTCAAATGTTACGTAGACACGTTCATCATAAAAACTCTCATCCGCACCTACAATTTCTCCTGAGTTCACACCATTTGAAAATGCCTCAAGAGCTGCTGCATCGTTATCTGCTTCAAGCATCTTATCAAAATATAAATTATTACATCGTGCTTGGATACGATATAGCTTCATGATCTATTATACATCAAAATGGGTTGATTTATCAAGGTATTAGACATTTGGCTTTTGTGGCGGAATTATGTTTACTTTTACCCCTCTACACTCATATTTTACAGCTAATTGCTGCTCTTCTATTCTGCCTGGATCTAAATTCATTAAAGTATTATGTGAGAGTTTGTAACCTGATAAGGCACAATCGTAATAAGTTGGATATTCATGAGAGGTAATAGTGCTTTCAAAACAACTGTTATCTAGCATTGAACAAAGGTACAAAATTAAAACATACTTCATAAAAACCTATATTATCCTATATTATTTTTTCCTTGCATATCCCATGAAAATACTTATAAGGATTATTTAAAAAATAATTAACTTAGAGGTTATCATGAATGATAAAAAAAACATAGAGTCTACTACCGAGGGTGCTTCAATTGCATCCATAGATGTAATAGACCCTGTATGGCACAAGCCAGACGAAGAGAAAAGACCTAAAAGCAGCTTAAAGTTGTTTATGGTTTCTTTCAGTGAGGTCACAAAGAAAATCACTCTTGATGTTGATGGTGAAGAGTACAGAACTATTTCTGTCAAAGATAATATATCTGGAAATCGTAAATATTATGAGGGTGTTGATAAAATGATCAAACTTTTTTCTGATTGGGGTTACTATGAAAACTCAAATTAGATCAGACTCCGAGGTCTTTAATCAATGGGCAGACAAAGTACAAAAGATACTTAGTCAAGTACCATTGATATCGGCTAACGGACATATGCCACTTGAATATGGTGATGATGAGTGGCAATCAACTATGAAAAGACTTCAACAGTTACCGATGCGTTTTGCGGATGTTCCAATATATCCGATCAACGAAACTATCGCTAACAAATTAATTGAAGATCAATTAGAAGGTGCAAATGACAAACCAGATTATTAGTTTTTTGTTTATACTTTTTTTATTGATAGTGCCACCTAAACTATTGTTATTGTTAGTAGGTGGTCTTTTATACTTAATCTTGTTTTAACCAAGGAGGAAAAGATATGGCAAGAGCAGTTAATAATAAATTTTTTGAAACTAGAGATTATTCTATTTTCAAAAAAGTCCGAGGTAATAGACCTGTGGATGCAGCACACGTGCAGCAATTAAAAAAATTAATAGCTGATAAAGATCTTATGGATCCAATACGTGTAAATAAAAACAAAGAGGTTGTTGATGGTCAACATACTCTGCAAGCGAGAAAGGAACTAGGTTTACCTGTTCCGTACATCATAATTAATTCTGATGATCCGCTTGATGTAGCAAGACTTAACACTGGTAGAAAGAACTGGTCACTAGATCATTATCTTCATCACCACTGTGCAAGAGGTAAAATGGATTATAAAATATTAAAATCCAAGATGACCCAATATGGTATACCTGTTGCTGAAACACTTGTTTTGTTACAAAAAGTAAATACCAAATACAGAAGGCATTCGGATGAGTTTAAATTAGGCACATTTAAAATACCTGCTGGTGGTATTCAACATTGTGATCGAATAGGTGCACAGCTGTTGAAGCTTAAAAAATATTTCTTAGGTACAGAAGATACCCGAAGAAGAATTAAGAGAGCTTGTGTAACAGCATACTTAATAAGTGATAAACATCCTAAGTGGGACTTTGATAGATTTTACACAGCATGTAAAACTAAGTCGGCTTGGTTTTTATCTGGCACATCAACAGAAGACTATATTAATATTTTTCAAAAAATATTTAATAGTGGATTAAAGGACTCAAAGAAAAAAATAAATCTGGTTGATTTTTATAAATCAAAAGATTATTTAGAGACTGAAAATGAGTAAACTTGATTCCTATACTATTGTCAGAAAAAATATTAATCTATTAAAAAATGTATATAG